AGATTGATAATGAATATGCTAGCTTGGTCTCAGATGGAGTGGCAGCTGGTGATACAGACAATTTTATCGACACTGGTAGCTACATTTTTAATGCTCTGGTATCTGGGTCGATCTATGGAGGCATCCCAGGAAATAAAATCACTGCTCTCGCTGGAGAGTCAAGTACTGGTAAGACTTATTTTTGTCTTGGCGTTGTGCAGCATTTTCTTGAGTCTAATCCCGATGCTGGTGTCATATTTTTTGAGTCAGAATCTGCTATAAGCAGAGACATGATAGAGAGTAGAGGAATTGATTCATCTCGTATGATGATTGTTCCTGTTACTACTGTTCAAGAGTTTAGGACATCAAGCATTACAAGTATTAGATAAGTATATCGCTCAAGATCCTGCAGATAGAAAACCATTGTTACTTGTATTAGATAGTCTTGGTATGTTATCTACCAGTAAAGAGGTAGAAGATACTGAAGCAGGTAAAGATACTCGTGACATGACTAGAGCACAGGTTGTTAAGTCTATCTTCAGAGTTCTTACTCTCAAATTAGGTAAAGCAAATGTACCAATGATTGTTACCAACCATACCTATGATGTAGTGGGTGCTTATGTACCTATGAAAGAGATGGGTGGTGGTAGTGGTCTTAAGTATGCAGCATCTACTATCATATACCTCAGCAAATCTAAAGAGAAAGATGGTAAGGATGTGATCGGTAACATTATCAAATGTGAGACTAAGAAGTCTAGGTTCACCAAAGAGAATGCTAAGATAGAATCAAGACTATTCTATGATGAGAGAGGACTTGATAAGTATTATGGTCTTCTTGAGTTAGGAGAGAAACACGGAGTGTTTACAAGAATAGGTAACAGATATAAGATGGGAGAAGTTAATCTATATCCTAAACAAATCTTGAGTAACCCAGAGAAATATTTCACACCCGAAGTTCTACAAGCACTAGATGAAGTTGCTGCTAAGGAGTTCGGATATGGAGCTTAAAGATTATGTCAGACACTACCCTCTGGCATTAGATCCCAGTCTCTGTCGTAATATCATTGATCTAGGAAAGAAAACTGAACTAGAAAGGTGGGAGCAGAAGGGTAGACCTCAATGGAATATGTTTAACATTACCCATGAGATCGAGAAAGAAAATCCTAAGGATGAATGGGTTAAGATTCATCAACAATTGATCCAATATATCAAGCGTCTCTCTGAGATCTATATGGCAGAGGTCAATTGTAAAGACTTCTGGCCAATAGAAAATTCATTTGAGCAAATTAAACTCAAGCACTATGATAAAGAAAAGAATGATAGGTTTGATCTACATGTGGATGTAGGTAACCATGATAGTGCTAGAAGATTCCTTGCCTTGTTCTTTTATCTTAATGATGTTGACAAAGGTGGAGAAACATGCTTTCATAATATAGATCACAGCATCCAACCAAAGGAGGGTAGTGCCTTAGTCTTCCCTCCCACATGGATGTTCCCTCACTCAGGAAAAGCACCCCTGTCTCATGACAAGTGGGTGGTCAGCACTTATTTACACTACCTCTAATGCAAAAGATCGAAGAGATCACCCTCAGTAAACTCATCCTTGATGAGAATTATTGTAGGCAAGTCATGCCTTTTCTTAAGGATGATTATTTTGACACCATTAATAATAAGGTTTTGTTTACTGCTGTACAGGAGTATGTACAGGAGTTCTCTGCAATGCCTGAACCTCAGGCACTTAAGATTGAGGTAGAAAAAAGGAGAGATATAAGTGAAGAAATCATTAAGGAGATCGAAGATTTCCTAGATAATAGGATTGATAGAGATCATTATAATAAAGATTGGTTGTTAGATACAACAGAAAAGTGGTGTAAGGAACGTGCTATCTACCTTGCTCTCATGGATAGTATTAAGATTGCTGACGGTCAGGATAAGACACAAAGTAAGGATGCTATTCCACATATTATGTCGGAAGCATTAGGTACAAGTTTTGATGACACAGTTGGACACGATTATATTAGAGACGCAGATCAAAGATACGATTTCTACCACACCATTGAGGAAAAGATTCCGTTCGATTTGGAACTCCTCAACAAGATTACAAAGGGTGGACTTCCTAATAAAACTCTCAACATTGCTCTTGCAGGTACTGGTGTGGGTAAGTCTTTGTTTATGTGCCATTGTGCTAGTTCTAGTTTACTCCAAGGTAAGAACGTTCTCTATATTACTTTGGAGATGGCTGAAGAGAAGATTGCAGAAAGGATAGATGCTAACTTACTTAATGTACCTATCCAACAACTCCAAGATCCACTCTTTAGTAAGGCACAATTTAGGACTAAGATAGACAAGCTAAATAAAAAGACACAAGGCAGACTTATCATTAAGGAATACCCAACTGCATCTGCTCATGTCGGTCACTTTAAGTCACTGATCAATGAGTTAGCAATGAAGAAAGGGTTTAGTCCTGATATTATATTCATAGATTACCTTAATATATGTTCGTCATCTCGTTATAAAAATACAATTGTTAATTCTTACACGTTCGTTAAAGCAATTGCTGAGGAACTTAGGGGTCTTGCGGTGGAAGCAAATGTCCCAATCGTCTCAGCTACTCAGACTACTCGTTCTGGATATGGTAGTTCTGATGTGGATCTTACTGATACCTCCGAATCCTTTGGTCTCCCTGCTACTGCTGACCTCATGTTTGCTCTTATTAGTACAGAGGAGCTCGAGGGAGTAAATCAAATAATGGTTAAACAATTAAAGAACCGTTATAATGATCCAACAGTTCACAAAAGATTTGTCATAGGTATTGACAGATCAAAGATGAAGCTGTATGATTGTGAACAGCAGCAACTTACCGACTCAGGTAGTGAAGAAGAGGTCTTAGAGATTGCCAAGACCGCCACCAAATTCGATTCATTTAAGATATGAGCAAGAAGAATTCCCACGGACATGACCACGACCATGAAAATGAAGTACCTGGTCCTGTACCCTTTGACCCTGCATCAACTGACAATGCACAGAAAGTAGCAGAGGAAATGAATAACTCTGCACAAGATGCCAAAGATGATATGGCAGAAGGTGCTAAGAAGATTGCAGATGAAACACCTAAAACTCCAGAAGATTTTATCAAACAGAAAGGGTTTACTGCATGGCAAGCAGCAGAGAAAATTAGAACCGATGAAAAGAAGAAGAAGGACAAGACTAAGTTCCAGATAGACTTAGACAAGTACATGGACTTCCAAGACAAGACTTGTTCTGATGCTAGTAAAGATAAGATACAATACATTGATAGGTTGAGACAACTATCTGAACAGGGATGTGACATTGCTCGTTTAGATACTGCATCTCAAGGACTAACTGCTGAAGCAGGTGAGTTCTGTGAGATCGTTAAGAAGCTGAAGTACCAAGGGAAACCTTGGAACGATGCTAACAAAGAGCATCTTATCAAAGAGTTGGGTGATGTACTATGGTATGCTGCGTGTGCAGCAAGGGCACTTGACATTCGTTTGGATGAAGTGTTCTATACTAACTCACTTAAACTTGCTGCTAGATATCCTGGTGGTGAGTTCTCAATCGAAGAATCAGAGAACCGTAAGGAGGGTGACATATGATTTATGTAATGGGTGCACTCGCTACCATCGTACTAATTGGTGTAATATATACATTATATAAGTACTGGGTATGATGGGTGAAGTGTGGAAGATCTGGAAGTACGCACTCGGATCTTTCCAAGACGAAACCACAAAGAGGTATGATGATATTATCTGCATCATCAGAACTTTTATCTTTGTACAGTTAGTAATAACTAATTGTTTTATTATCGCAGGTAACATTCGACATTGGAACGACAATCATGGCACTGAGTCAACAAGTAGAAGATTCATTAAGAGAGGCACAGGAAGACCTCAGGAATGCACTGTCCTTTTCATCGAGGACGGAACCCCCGTATGTGAGTAAACATATTGCAGATATTTTACACAACATCGAGAACCTAGTTCAGGTTACCGAACTTTTAAACACTGTAGATGAGGTAAGGAATGGACTTAAAGATAACTAATGAAGAGTTTGATACTATTATAATGAACCTTTGGATGCACCGTAAGAGTGATACAAAAACCAAAGAGTTATATAATAGACTTAAGTCTGAACAAAAAGACCCGAAGGAAGGATATGCTCCTTCTTATCATCAATAAATAGAGGGGAAACACCCTCTTTTTTTGTGGCTACTCTTAAGTCTAAAACTTCTGACAAGCAGATGACAGGATACCAAAAGTATATCCAGAACAATCCTGCGTGGGAAGAAATAGAATTAAAAATAGATAGAGCAACTACTTTCCACGAGTCTAGGTTCTTTAAAGAGAACAAGACAGATACTTGGAATCCATTACCTTCCGATACAACGTTAAGGATACTGGAAAATCGTTTAGATATGGTAGGTAGATTGGAAGTTCTTAAGTGTAGAGCAGATGGAAAGGTTGGGTATATTCCTATCAATAGGATTAGGAAACCACAGGCAGGTGCTGACGTTCTGAGTTCACAGAGGTTGGCAATGGAACAACTTGGTAATTTATTACAGAGATTTGTTAGAGCAACTGGTCCTATAACTATATGTCTGAACAACGGACATAAGTTTCCTAATTGTTATGATGTGGAGGAGGTATCAACTCGTATAAATGGTAGGGATGCTAAGTCCGACTTTAATATTGTTGATCCTGCAGGTAAGCCAGTTCTATACATATCACATAAGAAGACAGGATCTGCTAGTGACTATCAGCAGTATGGTGGTGTCTCTCCTACATCTGGTAGTAGGGCAAA